AATACCCCAACAACAAATTCTATCGCATGATCATGTCAACCAACCGCTCGGGTTGGGACAGCGAAAAGCATACCCCGCGCATTACCCATGAGCTTGAGGCTAGGCGCTTCGCCAAGGTGTACCAGCGTAACTTTGAGGTAGGGGATTATGCTACCGAGGATGCTAGGCCGTTGCCTGACATACCGCTTGAGACAGTAGCCACCACCAACCCATATGGCCCCGGTCATAATTGGGTCAAGATGGAAATGATTGACCCTGCCCCGTATGGTAAGGTCATTCGTAAGGCGACCGTTATATTTAATCCGCGTACGCAGCAAGAGGAAACGGTTGTACGTACCCATGTTTCCCTCTTTGGTACGTTCCGAGAAAACCCCTACTTGTCCCCGCAGTACATCGCCAACCTGTACGAGGAAACCGACGAAAACATTCTTAAGGCTTGGTTGTCTGGGGATTGGGATATTGTTGCCGGTGGTGCCTTCGATGATCTATGGAAAAAGTCCATTATCATCAAACCCCGTTTCAAAATCCCCCGTGGTTGGTACGTTGACCGGGCTCTAGATTGGGGCTCAAGTCACCCGTATAGTGTGGGCTGGTTTGCCGAGGCGAACGGCGAAGAAATAACCTTGCCAAATGGTGAGGTGTTCTGCCCACAACCCGGCTCGATTATCCAAATCGGTGAACTGTATGGTTCCGACAAGATAGGGACCAACAAAGGCGTCAAGCTTGGCGCTAAGGCTATTGCCGAGAAAATAAAGGAATACGAAAAGGAACTTAGGTTAGGTGGTTGGGTATCGGGCGACATATACGATGGACCAGCCGACAACCAGATACGTAATGTTATCGAGAGTGATAAAGACACTATTGAAAAGACGTTCACGGATAATGGTGTAAATTGGGAAAGCTCAGATAAATCCCCCGGAAGCCGCATCAATGGTTTGCAGCTATTCCGCGACCGTCTAACCGCGTCAATACGCGGGGAAGGTTCCGGCTTTTACTTTATGGATAATTGCCGGGCTAGTATAGCTACCATTCCCGTGTTGCCTCGGGATGAAAAGAAGCCAGATGATGTTGACACTAGCGCAGAAGATCACGCTTGGGATATGCTGCGTTACCGTGTATTAAAGGGCAACCTACGCGGCGCAACCGTGATCAAGGTCCATTTCCCGAGGTAACCCTATGGCTCGCCGTCCTGTCCCCAAAGCGCCCGCACCTTCCCGCAATCCCCGGCCTGCCCCGGTGTCGGCAGTATCCACCGACACGCAGGCTATCGCGGCGGTTCAAGTCGATTTCATGCGTCCGGAAATCCGGAACATGCTTGCCCAATATACGTTGATCGATGATTGTTGCTCGGGGTCTATCGCGGTGAAGGCCAAGGGGGATACCTACCTGCCCCGGCCCAATGCGGCGGACAAGTCAACGGAAAACCAAGCCCGATACGACGCGTATAAAGCCCGTGCGGTGTTCTACAACGTCAGCAAGCGTACCTTGGCCGGGATGGTTGGCGAGGTGTTCGCCATTGACCCACAAGTGAACGTTCCGGAAGTGCTTGACCCGGTGGTCAAGGACGCGAACGGTAACGGGGTTACGCTACAGCAACTATCCCAAACGGCACTTGAGACAGACCTTAAGAAGGGTCGCGCCGGGCTGTTTGTTGACTACCCCAAGCGCGAAGAGGGTGCGCCACCCGTCACGTTGAAAGAACAGCTTGACGGTTCGGTGCGGCCAACCATCAACCTGTATCAGCCTGCCAATATCATCAATTGGCGCGTCCGATCTGTGGGCAGCAAGACGGTTCTTTGCCTTGTCGTGTTGCGGGAGACTTACGAGAAGTATGACGATGGTTTTGCCGTTGAGCTTGATACGCAATACCGGGTATTGCGCTTGGGTGGCGATGGCGTTTACCGCCAAGAGATTTGGCGCGGCGCGGCTGGTGCCATACAGCCTGTGCCCGAACTGGCGTCAGTACCGCTTAAGGGGGATGGGCAACCCCTAAACGAGATACCCTTTACGTTTATCGGCGTAACGGATAATTCGCCGTCCGTTGACGATGCCCCTATGTTTGACCTGTGCGACTTGAACCTTGCCCACTATCGGAATAGTGCCGATTATGAAGAAAGCGTTTACATCGCTGGGCAGGCAACGCCGGTTCTGTCGGGGCTAACTGAGCGTTGGGTCAAGGAAGTCCTTAAGGACAGTGTTGAACTTGGTTCGCGGGCGGCGATTGCGCTACCCGAGGGCGCTACGGCGTCCCTGCTACAGATGGAAGAACGTAGCGCCGGGTTTGAAGCAATGGAACACAAAGAGCGGCAGATGGTCGCGCTTGGTGCGAAGTTGGTTGAACAGAAATCGGTACAGCGTACCGCTACTGAGGCGGACATTGACGAAGCCGGGGAAACCAGCGTTCTCAAAACCATTACCAAGAACGTTTCGGCGGCATTCCGTTTTGCCCTTGAATGGGCGGCTATCTTTCAGGGTACAACTACCATTGCTGAGGATGCCGAAACCGCCGACGATGAAAAGAAGGCACTCGCCTTTGAACTAAACACCGAGTTTTCGCTTGCGACGGCTTCGGCTGAGGAAGTCAACGCGGCTATCACCGCTTGGCAGAAGGAAGCAATTAGCTATACCGAAATGCGCGCCGTACTTAAGGACGCCGGGCTTGCTTCCCAAAAGAATGAAGTCGCCTTGGCTGAGCTTCGCCAAGCTCGTATGGACGATGGCGAGAGTACGGAACTTGGTCCGGATGGAAAGCCCCTGCAAAAGCAGGGCGGCAACCTACCAAATCAATTGCCATCGGATGAATGATGGCTGACCCACTTGACCCATACGTACGCCACCAAGTCTATGTTGAGGGGTACAAGAATGGTGAGACGGCTAGCGCCGATGCAACCTTTGAAGAGGTTTCAGCGGTTGTATTGTTGGTGGTTACCAAGCTCGGGGTCGGCAACCTTGGCGAACTGACCAAACGCCAGATGCTTACCATGGTTAGCGATATCAAGGCCAAGGTCAAAACCATATTCAATAAGACGGCTGATCTAACTGAGGCTAACATTGCCAAGTTTCTAGCAGCCGATATCAAGGTAACGGGCCAGATGGTTGAGGCAACAGCCGGTAAACCTATTGGGTATGGCGCTGTCAACCTAACTTGGTCGAATGTAGCCAACACACCGATTGCCGGGGTCGGTGTAGAGCCTAGCGTATTGCTGCCTGCGACGTTGACCGCGATGCTTGCGGACCTTTCGGCGCTGGTGAAACGCGGCTATGCAGACAGCCAAGAGGTTGCCGACTTCACGCGGGAGCTTGTGGGCACGAATGCCCATAAGTATCGTGATGGCCTAATCAATAAGATGAAAAGGCGTTGGACCACGGCGGTACAAACCATGATCCAACATACTAGCAGCATGGTAGCTTTCAAGCTACAGTCGCTAGTTTCAGAAAACTATACTTGGTGCGCGGTTCTGGATAGCCGCACAACCGAGATATGCCGCGACCGTAACGGGCGCGTTTATGCTTACCGGAACGGGCCACGCCCCCCGGCACACTGGAATTGCCGTTCCTTTACTGTGCCTTTGACCATTACTGAGGCTATGCCCACATTCTACGCTTGGGTTAGTCGTCAGCCGGTGGCCATACAGAACGATGTACTAGGCCCGGCCCGCGCTCGCGAGTTGCGTACAGGGCTGCTTAAGGCTGACGATTTGCCGGGGTTTGACCGTACGCGACCGTTGACGGTTACCGAGTACGCCGGTAAGGTGGATCAAATTTTAACCGAGGTGGCGTAAAGTGCTTAAGACAAAGATTACCAAAGCTGAATATGATGCGCTGGAAGCGGCGCTAAAGCCGTTCTACAAGCTTGACGGCGACATTGCCCTGTTGCAGTCGGACGATGCCGCCGAACTACGTTCGGCCAAGGAACGCGAGAAGCAACGCGCCGACACTGCCGAGGCGGAAGCCAAGCGGCTCAAGGATGAGAAGGCGGCGGCTGACGCGGCGGCGGCTGAGGCTACCCGGTTGGCGAACGAAGAGAAGGCCCGCAAGGCGGGCGATATCACGGCACTTGAAACGTCTTGGCAAGGCAAGGTGGATGCCGAGAAGAAACGCGGTGACAATCTGGAAAACCAGCTTAAGGGCCTGTTGATCGATAACGAGGCTATCAAGCTGGCTAATGAAATCTCGGTTTCCCCGAGCCTGCTTGTTCCCATCATCGCCAAGCGCCTTACCGCCGATCTGACGGGCGACAAGCCCATTACCCGTGTTGTCGATGCGAACGGCGCACCATCGGCCCACAATCTTGACGACCTTAAGAAAGAACTAGTTGCAAACAAAGAATTTGCAGCTATTATCAAGGGGTCGAATGCGTCGGGTGGCGGTGCCAACGGTCAGCATTCGGGCGGCGGTGCCGCTGGCAAGAAAATCTCCGAAATGACCGAGGCCGAACGCGTAGCCTTCCACAATGCTAGCCCCGCTCAGTATAAAGAGCAGGCGCGGGCGGAAGGTCTGCGTATAGTCGGCTAAACCCGAACCAAGGACCAATACCATGGCCGTTGTGCGCCTTTCCGATGCTTTCGTACATGACGTGTACGGTAGCTATACCGCCGTAAACGACCCCGAACAGTCAGCCCTTGTTACGGCTGGCATTGTTTCCACTTCCGAAATGCTCAACGAGATTGCGCGCGGCGGCGGCAAGCAGGGCACCGTTCCTTTCTGGCAGGATATCGACCCTACCATTGAGCCGAACTATTCCAACGACGACCCGGCCGATCTGGCTACGCCGAACAAGATCACCTCGGGCGACATGACTTACCGCAAGGCATGGCTCAATCAGGCGTTTTCGGATATGGACCTTGTGCAGGAACTTGCCGGTTCCTCGCCAATGCAGCATATCCGCGACCGCTTCGGCACCTACTGGACGCGCCAGCTTGAACGCCGCGTTATCGCGCAGGCGGTCGGCATTATGAACGACAACGTTGCCAACGATGGCAGCGACATGGTTGTTGATATTTCCGGCGAAGCTGGCGAGGACGCGGTTTTCGGGTCCGACGCTTTCGTTGATGCTGCCTATACCGCTGGCGACAACGCCGAGCAGTTTATCGGCATTGCTGTTCATTCGTCCATCATGTCCCGCATGGTGAAGAATGACGAAATCGTCTATATTCCGGACAGTCAGGGTGGCCTTACCATCCCGACCTACAAGGGCCGCGTCGTGATCGTGTCGGACAACCTTCCGGTTGCCTCGGGCGTCTATACGTCGATCCTGTTCGGTCGCGGCGCGTTTGCCTTCGGCGGTGTCGAGGGCGCTACGTTCGCCATGGGTGAGGGTGTTCCCCGCGTCCCGTTCGAGGTGCAGCGGACGCCGGAAGCCGGTAACGGCGGCGGTCAGGAAACGATCTGGGAACGCCGTACTTGGCTCATCCATCCCTTCGGCTTCTCGTGGGTGGAAGCGGGCGCGGCTCTTGCCGAGTTTTCCCCAACCCTTGCCGATCTGCGGCTTGCCGCGCATTGGAACCGGGTTGTCAACCGCAAGCAGGCCCCGTTCGCCTTTATCAAGTCGCGCGCCAACGTCGCAGCCTAATTGCGGCGCTGGTTATACGGCTAGGTCTAAATTGGACCCGTCGCTTATGGCGGCGGGTCTTTTTGCAGGAACAAGGAACCTAAACCATGACTAAGCGACTTATCAAGACGAAGGCGGACCATAGGCGCATGCGCGCGGTCATGTCCGAAAACACCGTCACGCAGACAATGACGCCAAGCGCCGGGGCTCTTGCTGCTGGTGTCATCAACGTGGAGCATGCCGGGGTTACCTTTGCCCTGTCTGCCCCGGTCGGTGCGGCGCACTATTCGCTTGCCTCGGGCGCGCTGCCTGTGGGCATGTCGCTCAACGAGGAAACCGGCGTTCTTAGCGGAACGCCAACCGAAGTTGCCGCCAATTCGTTCTCTATCCGGGGAACGGATGACTTTGGTAATACCAAGGTCAATGCCTACACACTTGCCGTTACCGCTTCGTAAGGCGATACGGCACAACCAAAAGGAACATTAACATGTTCAAACTTGACGATAGGAAGAAAGCCCGTGAACACCGCGCAGCGGTCAATTCCGGTGCAGTCAAGGATATGGTCGCGAGCCATGGCCTTGCCGAGAATGGCGACGTTATCGGGGATGACGGCAAGCCGGTCGCCGGGACAGCGGCCAAGGGCTACAAGCCCCCGGAAGCTGAGGACAACGCGGGCGGTTTCCCGGATGGCGACGGCGGCAACGGTGGCGGCAAGGTGGACTACACCAAGTTCAAGAACCATGCCGACCTGAACGCCGAACTTGCCAAGCTTGGCAAGGAAACGCCGGAAGGCTGGACCGAGGACAAGCCAACCGTTGCCGAAAAGCAGGCTATTCTTGCTGATCTGGCTAAGCCTGCGGGCGGCTGGTAAGGGGTACTATTCATGGCCTTGATTGTTGAGGACGGTTCAATCGTCGCTAACGCTGATAGCTATACGTCGCGGGCGGACATTATTACGTACGCGGCGGCTCGTGGCGTCACGCTGCTTGATGACGTAACGACCGACCAAAAGGCTATCAAGGCCATGGATTACCTTGCCCTATACGATACACAGTGGAAGGGGTCACAGGTTGACGCGGCAACGCAGTCCTTGGCATGGCCCCGCAAGTACGTCTATATCACTGACGACCTATTTTCGGAAACGGCTATCCCTGTACAGTTGATCCGGGCTCAAAAAGAGCTTGTTATGCAGATCGCGGCGGGAGTTAGTCTGTTGCCCACATTGAGCGGTGACACGGCCTTTATCACCAAGGAAAAGGTTGACGTTATCGAAACGGAATATTCCGAAGCGGTCGCGCTTGAGCTACTTGGTAGCCTTCCCAACATGCCCCTTATCGACGCGCTGCTAGCACCGCTGTTTGCTTCTGTGCAACGCCTGCGCACCGTGAGGATTTGATGGGCGTCTATGACCGCCAGATTGCCACCGCCGCCCGGCTGATAGCCGCCAAGGGGCAGCTTTGTACGTGGCGCGAGCCGGGAACGCCCACGGGCTCCCCTGCGGCACCTACGCCCGGCGTCCCGGTGGATAACGCGGTATCGATCGTGTTCCTGTCCAACTCCAAGCAAGAGGGGCTTGCCGGGCTTTTGTCGATGATCCCCGATATGCCCGATGTAGCAGCCGGGGGAATGCGCGGGCTTATGGCCGTTGGTGGTTGGGCTAACGGCCTTGTGCCGTACACCTTCACGCCGTCCCGCCTTGGTAAGGTTACGCGCGCCACTTCGTTTGATGCTGGCAACTACCTGTCCATTATGGACGAAAAAGGTATTGACGTTCTAGACCTGAACGGCGAACCGATTTTGTACTACTTGAGGTTTGCCCGGTAATGGCCCTGTCATTTGACGAAGCTTACACCATGATTACCGACCGCCTCATTGCAGAATGGGCGGCTGGCACCCCGGTAATTGTGGGCAGTGTTCCCGAGCTACGTTTTGAGGACGTAGAAAAGAAGCCCGTGCCCACAAGCACCTTTGGCCGTTTCGTGATGAACCAAGTTTCGGGGCCGCAAGCATCACAACGTAATGGTGAGTTTGGGCAGCGGTATGAAAACAATGGTATAATCATTGTTCAACTGTTGATTGCCCGAGTTGATGAGACGGACGCCGCGATTGCTCGTAAGCTCGCACAGTTGGTTGTCGATATCTTTCGTGACCCGAGCTTTCCCGGCTGTTTCATTTTCCAGAATACCCGTGTACAACGACTAGAGCCGGAACCGACGTTTCTACGCCGGAACGTTGTCACCGAATACCAGTTTGACGAATTGGTCTAACCGAGAAGGATACGGCAAATGGCCGACAATTGCGAACCGCGTAAGATTGACAGTAACCGCGTTGGCCTGTCATTTGCCGAAACCATCTGCGGACGGCTTCCGACGATTGAGGATGATGGCTACTTGCCAACATGGTATGAGCTTGAGCCCAATTCGTATGCTGAAATGGGTGGCTCGGTTACCACCACGGCACGACGCCCCATCAATGCCAGTCGTCAGCGTAAGAAGGGGGTGATTACCGACCTTAACGCAAGCGGCGGGTACAATGAGGACTTTACCAAGTCCAACTTTAACCGGCGTTTGCAGGGTTTCCTTTTTGCCGATATCCGCGAAAAGACGACAACCAAGCCGATGAACAGCGACGCTATCGAGATTACGGCGGCGGTTGCTGCGTCCGATACCTACACGGCGGCGGCTGGCCTTTCCAAGTTCCGGGTTGGTCAGCTTATCAACGTGTCTGGTTTCGCCATTGAAGCCAACAACGGTGTCAAGCGAATTACCGATGTTTCCGACACGGCTATTACCGTTGCCGAGGCGTTGACCGACGAAAGCCCGGTTGACGAAGTGGTTATTCGGGTTGTCGGTTGGCAGATGGCCACCAGCGGCGCGAACATCACCCTTGCCGGTGCCCTTGGCCAGTTGGTACTTACCGCGTCGGCTCCCGTTGCCGCCTCGGGAACCATCACCCTTGTTGACAACCCATCGGTTGCAGATGAGGTCAGCATTGGCGGGGTGGTCTATACCTTCGCCGCTGCGGTGGTTGACCCGTATGACGTGCTTATTGGTGTGGATGACGACGCGACGGCAAGCAACCTTGCCGCTTCCATCAACGGGGACGTGCTGGGCACCCCGGCCAATCCGCTTGTGTCTGCGTCGGCGGCAACCAACGTTGTCACCCTTACCGCCCTGATCAAGGGCGAAGCCGGTAACGATATCGCATTGGCCGAAACGGGCGATTTCACCCTGTCCGGTGCGACCCTTGCCGGTGGCTCGGGTTTCAGCTTCCTTGAAACCGGGTTGATCGAAGGTGAATGGCTTTACCTTGGTGACGATACCGCCACCAACCGCTTTGCCAACAATACCGGGTACGCCCGTATTGCGACCATCACCGACCAGCTTATCAGGTTCGATAAAACGACTTGGGCACCGGCTGCGGAAACCGGAACGGGCGACGATATCCGTTTCTATGTTGGCGATACGATCAAGAACGAAAAAGACCCCGACTTGATCATTACCCGCTACTATGAGTATGAGCGGACCCTTGGGCAGGATACCGATGGGCTCCAGACGGAGTACTTGACGCGGGCGGTTCACAATGAACTTACCCTGAATATCCCGCTTCCCGAGGGCGAAGAAGCCAAGTTGAACGCCGACCTTACCATTGTGGCGGGCGATGCTGAGCAGCGCACCGGCCTTGAAGGGCGCAAGGCGGGAACGTTCGTTCCGGCGCTTGGTGAGGATGCCTTTAACACGGCAAGTAACGTGCTGCGTATCCGCATGGCTGTCCTTGACCCGGCAACGTCCCGGCCTACGCCGCTGTTTGCCTATATCACCGAGGGCAATCTTTCGATCAACAACAACGTCACGCCGGTTAAGGCTGTGGGCACTCTGGGCTCTATCGACGTGAACGTTGGCGACTTCGATGTTGGCGGCGAAATGACGGCTATCTTTTCGACCGTCCTTGCAACCCGAGCCGTACGCAACAACGCGGACGTAACGGTTGATTTCATTGCAGCGGCCAACAATGCCGGTTTTGTCTTTGATATTCCGCTGCTGTCACTTGGCAACGGTATTCTTGAGGTTGAGCCCGGCGTTGAGGTACGTGTACCGCTTGAATTGAACGGCGCGGAAAACCCCAACGGCTATACCATCCTCTACACCTCTTGGGCGTACCTGCCTACACTGGCTATGCCGGTGGCTGGCGCGTCCTATTGATTTCCTCCCGCGACTAGACTAAAAACTTGGGGCTTGCTGGATTTTCTGGCAAGCCTCTTTTCATTTGGAGCGCACCCGATGGGCATTCGATCAACCTTCGCCACAAACAACCAACTTGAACGTGAAGGGCGCTGGTTTGACCTTACCAGCGTCAAGAACAAGAACGGCACTAGCCCCGGTTTCCGGCTGGCGCGCATGCACAAGAACAATCCCGAGTATTCGGCGGCGGTCGAAAAGATTGCCAAGGAACTTCGGCAGGCAATCGACCTTGACATTCTGACCGAGGATGTTGCAAGCCCGATCATGCGCCGCGTCTTTGTCGAAACGGTTTTGCTTGACTGGCGCAACTTTTGGGACGATGCCGAAGGCAACGGCGTTGAGGTCGAAATCCCTTACTCCAAGGAAGCGGCTGACAAGTACATGACGGAATTTACCGACCTGTACATGCTGCTTATCGAGGAAGCGCGGAAGCTGAGCAACTACCGCAAGGCTGAGGTTACCGCCGTATCGGAAAAGTCATCGCAGCGGTTGAACAAGCCTTCGGGCAACGACGCCACTTAACCGCTGCGTTACGGCAAGCCCAACTAGCTGGTGATACCGAGTTTATCAATAATTTCGGTGGTAGCAAAGCGGTTGAGCTTCCCGAGGCGTTTATGATGTATGCTGACGCGTACATTATGCTAGATACCGAACGCAAGTTTACTGAGTATATACCGTGGAGTGCTTGCGTTAGCTACGGACAATATTACGGGTTTACCCGTGATCAAATCGACTGGCTCATTGAGATAGTTCGGTTGGTGGACAAGGTAATCGTACCGAAGAGGGTTAAGCAAAGTGGCAACACTACGGGCTCTAGCTAACCGGCTCAATGCGTACGCCAACCACCTTGACGATCTGGTCTATGAGCGCATCGCGCGGATTACCTTAGAGGTGGTCCGCGCGCTTGTGTACGACACCCCGGTTGACACGTCTAAGGCGCTTTCTAACTGGCGGGTAGGTGATGCCAACAGCGCCGCCATTCCGGCCCTCTACGCCGGGCAACAGGGCTCCACACAGGGCGCTAGTGCTGCGCTGGCCCTCGCGAACGCTGAGGCTGCTATACGCGCCGCCCGAGGCGCAAAGAAGCTGGTAGTTTTCAACGCCGTCCCGTATATTCGGCGCTTGAATGAGGGCAGTTCGTTGCAAGCGCCAGCCGGTTTCGTTGAGGCGGCTATACTTCGCGGCAGACTGGCAGCAAGAGCAGCTAACCGATAGGCTGGCCCAATGTCTGACGAAGCAATCAAGATTGAGATTACGGGACGGATTGACGGCAAAGTTGCTGCGTCAATCCGTGACATAGCGAAGGCGGCTCTAGAAGCCGACTTCAACCTTGATCTATTGCGCGATAGCCTGAAAGGCTTTAGCGCCGGGGCTGAACTGCGGTCGGTTGCATCGGATGCAAGGACCATACGCAATGAGATACGCCAAACCCAAGGGGCTGTCAATGCCCTTGGCGGCGCGGTCAACGGTGTATCGTCCGACTTCGGCAAGGCTACCCTGTCAGCCCGGCAGTTTACCGAGGAAGCCAAGAAAGGCTCACTTGCGGTCAACGGTATCAAGACAGCGGCGGGCGGGCTGCGGTCATCGCTTGCGCCACTTGTGGGCACGTTCAGCGCTATCTTTGCAGTTGGGGCATACGCAAGGGCACAGGATGCCCTTATAGGGCTCCAAAACCAACTGCGGTCACTTACCCCTGATGTTGAACGGCAAATTGCGCTACAAGACGCGCTGTTTGAAATGGCTAACCGTACCCGGTCTGGTATCGAGGCAACAGCGGGCGGTTTTGTGCGTTTCAGCAAGGCGATGCAAGACGCCTCAGATACCGAGGTGTTGCGGTTCGTTGAAACCCTGAACAAGGCTCTTATTACAGCCGGGCGAACTACCAGCGAAGTTAACTCGATTGTGGTACAGCTTGGTCAGGCCCTTACTTCCGGACGCCTGCAAGGCGACGAATTTAGGTCGCTGTCTGAGAACCTACCTCGGGAAGCGTTGGAAGCTATCGCGAAAACAATGGGTACAACCGTTGACAAGCTGAAAGAATTGGCGAGCCAAGGTTTGATCACTACGGACGTTCTGCGTAAGTCGTTTGCCGGTATGGCGGCAGGTATTGACGCGGCGTTTGCGCGATCTGTGCCCACAATTGGGCAGGCTCTTGAAAAGCTTAGCAACAACTTTATCAAATTTACTGACAAGACGACTGGCGCGGCTGGTTTGTTGGCTGAGGCTATCATGGGGATAGCTGATAACCTGCATATCATTATCCCACTTGTGGCGGCATTTGGTGCGGCATGGGCAGCGGTGGCTATCGCTAGTATCGTTGGCCAGTTTCTATCCCTTACCGCCGCCCTTATCGCTATGCTGCCTGTTCTGGTGGCTAATGCGGTTGCGGTCGCTGTTGCGGTTGCACCATGGCTTGCCTTGGCGGCTGCGGTGGCTTTGGTCGCTGGCGGTATCCTGTTGGCAACGGGCCAATGGGACAACTTTGTTGATTGGATCGGGCAGGCGCTTAAGCCAGTTACCGACATGGCGGAAAAGATTGGCCTACTTGGTGGCGAGCTTGCGGCGGGTGCTGCCCCGGCTGACGCTCTTGCAACTAGCTTCGGTGGTGTCACATCGGGCGCAAACCAAGCAGGTGATGCGGTTTCCGAAATGGGTAACGATACCCTAGAAGCATCCAAGAAAATGGTGCGGGCGAACCAAGCGGCTGTTGATAGCTTCTGGCGCTTGTTCCATGCCGCCAACGCTGCGACCAAAGCGGCCAATGACAGCAACTACCAGAAGTTGCAGCAAGCCGGGGGAAGTTCCGGTTCCTTTACGGCTGTACCCGCTGCCCCTTCCATCGGGTCGGCTGGTTCAAGCATTGTCACACTGCCCAAGATGAACCGAGGCGGCAGTATGATTGTGGGCGGCACCAGCCAAGGTGTAGATCGCAACCTTGTAGCCTTTAGGGCCAACCGAGGCGAGCGGGTTGATGTACTTACCAAGCCCCAACAGCGCAAGCGCGATGGTGACACGGGCAACGGTGGTAATACCACTATCATTAACATGAGCATTGAAACGCCCAACGTTGACAGTTTCCGGCTGTCACGCGGACAACTCGCAAGCGACGTTTCCGCCGGGCTTATGGGGACTTAAATGGTTGACGATGTAAGATTGCCTATAAACGTTGAACGCGGTACGCTTGGCGGTCCTGCGTTCCGTACGTCCATCGCAACGCTTATCTCAGGCAAAGAGCAGCGTAACCAAGAATGGGAAGTTGCGCGGGGTACGTATAACATTTCATACGGGATAAATTCGCGCGCCGACATGGAAGAGGTTATAGCGTTCTTTCATGCGCGGCGGGGTCGGCTTCGCGGTTTCCGGTTTCGTGATTGGCTTGACTACACGGTAACGGCTTCCCCGGTTGCGGCAGTTGCTGGTAACGTGCTGCAAAGGCAGCTTGTCCGCGTCTATGATGACGAGATAGACCCTTACGTGCGTCTTGTTACCTTGCCGGTGGTGAGTACGCTTAAGGTCTATGTCAACGCTGTCCTTACCACCGATTACGACCTGTTGGCCGGGGGCATTCTGGAATTTCCGGCTGACCCCGGCGTTAATGTCGTTGCGTCGTTTGAGTACGACATTCCCGTGCGTTTCGACATTGACGACCTTAATGTACGGCTCAACACCTACGGCGAAGGCAACATACCTTCAATTCAGATTATTGAGCTAGTCTAATGAAGGTTATTAGCCCTACGCTTGAGGCGCTTTTGAGTGATGAAATCACGTCGATTTGCCGTCTCTGGACAATCGAGCGCAAGGACGGTACGGTATTCTACTTTACTGACCATGACCGCAACATAACGTTTGAAGCTAACGAGTACATAGCCGACAACTCGTTTGAAGCTACAGCGGTGCAAACGGCGATCAACAGCGCGGCGGCTGACCTTGACGTTAACGTGCTGTTGTCAGACACGGCGATCAAGTACGACGATGTTGTGCGCGGCATGTACGACGAAGCGCCCGTTACACTCAAGCTAATCTCGTGGCGCAATCCTGCGGCGGGGGTTATGGACCTGTTTGCCGGGCGGGTAACATCGGCTGACGTTCAGAACCGCCGCACTGCAAGTTTGCAGCTTAAGGGCGGGTTGTACCGGGCAACCAAGCCCATAACTGAACAGTATTCGGCAACCTGCCGGGCTTCGTTCGGTGATGATCGGTGCAAGTTCAACCTTGCCACGGTTACGGACGCCTTCACGGTCGGCAGTGTGGGCAGCGTCCAACAATTCACGGCTCCCGAGCTAGTAGCGAAGGCCGTCAACTGGTATATCCTTGGTACGGTCACATGGTTGACAGGGGATAATGTTGGCACTCGGGTTGAAGTCGCGGCCAATGCAGCCGGGGCGGTAACGCTGATGGTGAAGCCACCGTTTGCCATGCAAGTTGGTGACACGGGCACCATAACGCGGGGATGCTCCAAAACCTTGGCGGCTTGTAATGGCTATGCCAACAGGGCAAACTATCGCGGTGAACCTTATGTGCCCGGTGATGAGGGACTAAAGTAAATGGGCTTTCTCGGTAATCAGGATGGAAACCCCCGCACCAAATCTGTCAATGATGGGGCAGGCGGTAAGACGACTGCGTACCATATCGGCAACGGCATGTACATTGCCAAGGTCAAGTACAAGTACAACCCATCAACGGGCGGCTTTGAAGCTGACTTTCGGGAACCGAAAGAAAAGACGCCGGATGCAACACCAGCACAACCGAAAAACGTAACGGTTGTTGAACGCGCACAGATACCGGAAAATCCCGGCATAAGGAAAGAAGCTTACTCAACATACGGGGTAACGATCCCGGTGTCTGTCGGTAGGCGCGTTGTTACCGGGAATATCGTTGATGCAACTGACCTTACCCCGGTGTTGGTCGGCGGTAAGACAACCATTAGTGAAGTCACCGTTCCCGTGTATAATAGAGGCTATGGACCCGGATAATGGCAACTGGTTTTACTGACAATATCTGGAAAAACGTCCTTGACGATGTTAATTGGCGGCTTGACCAAGTTGGGGCACCGTCCACCTTTAGCGGCTATGAAACCAAGCGTGTAGAAACGGTTGACCCCGGCGTATGGCAGTATTTCGCTGATTTCGTTGTATCGTTTGGGCAGCGGGTAGCCAAGCCGGGCGCAACGGTGCTGGTCAACCGCTTGTGGGCAAACCAAGTCCTCATCTATGACCGTAACGCCCGCTTTGCCTCGCCTGCGGTGGTGCCCACACCGACGCCGCCGTCATTCCCTTTGAGCCGTACCGTTATCGAGCCGCCGCCGTCCGCGCCGCCTTCCCCTGTGCCCGGTGACGCGCCGGGGCTTAGCGGCTTCACGTTCTTTGATGGGTCTGAGGATCAAGGCGAGGTGTTCCGGGGGATGCACTATCGCGGCTTGATGGTTGGCCGGTTCCTGAACTTCAACCTTACCGATTACGGCAACCGTATCCCGGCTATCATGGCCGAACTTATCGACACGGAAGCCAACGACCCCGACAACAACATTGGTGGTACGCTCTACTACAAGTATGCAGCCACGGCGATTATTCACGAGTTGCACCCGGAAGCGGATGCCAACTATCGGGCATACTACCGGGCTAGCGCAGCCGGAACGAATATGAATGTTGACAAGGCGCGCTTGTCAACCAAGACGCAGAGTTACGAGGTAACCCTTAAGTCACTGGACTATAACGGGGGTGATACACCATCGGCAGATTTCTTGCGCGATTTGCAAATGGTGTTTATCCCATCACTAAACTACGCCGTAGGTTCGTTTTGGGATGGTGCAACCGGGCTTAAGCTACTTCACGATCTGGCCACGGGGAATACGCTAGCTTCTTTTCCGGGGTACTCCACCGATGAAAACCTAACCACCGAGTTTACCCCGTGGCAAGGCTGCGTAGCCTTCCGGGTAACCGAGGGCGGCTTTACACATAATCTGGTTTTTGGTGCAACGGACGTTGCCTATACCAACTACCCGATTGGCATACTCGTTGTGAAAGCGGGCTTGCTTGAATTTGGCTGGGGTGTGACAGAGAACACCCTAGAGCCTACCAAGTGCATTACGGTTGGTAAGGAACGCAGTGGGTCCACCGACCTTTACCTAACGCTTGGTACGAAGGTTGAGCGGTTGCAGGTGTTCCCGCCCGGTTCGGCTGGTTACGAACTTACGTTGTTGGTGGAACGTGATGACTTTTACGTTGCCTCGGGTGGCGACGTGCTGCAACAGGCATGGTTTGACCATGTACGCAACCGCCTTATCGTCCTGTCAACCAACGGGGGTGTTGCCAAGCTTCGCGCACTCGATACGGACGGCGCGGTTGTGTGGACAAGCGCCACCTTCCCGCCGCCGAACGCCAAGACGTTGCGAGCGCGGACGCAAGAGGCATATTCAAACCTTTCGGGTGGGTCGCTGATCATTTCCCGAGACGCTACCGCAACCACTGTAACCTTTGTTGACCTAGTGACGGGCGACGTTGACGCGGTGACGGTTCCGGACAACGGCACTATCACCAATACCCTTGGGCTCAATTGGGACAGCGGAACCAACGTTCTTTACAGCGGGTCAAACAAATACGTCGCTATCGGCGTAATACCCGAGCCAGACAGTGACCCCAACCGTTACACAGCGGCGGAAATCATGCGAGCTTACGCCACATTCGCGGGGTATGACGACGCGAATGTTGTAACAGTTGGTATGGATGACCTTTACATTGACGGTTACGTTGCGAGTGGTGCGGCCACCCTTAGCGGCCTGTCGAATGGTATCGGTACGCTTTACGGCTTTAACTGGTCTGAGCAGGCCAACGTAATCACGTTCAAAAACAACTACACGGGCGGCGCACTAGACGTTGATATGGTGGTTGATGCGGCGAAACTCGCCAAGCTAACCAATTCGTCAGATGATCATTTCGCTGTCTCGCGCGCCAGTGACCAAGAGTTTCCCGCCGTCCTGTCTCTCACGTATTTTGACGGGCGGAATAGCTACAAGCAGGGTTACCAGATCGTGCGCCGGAACGGGGAGCCAATGCCCACAATGGGCAGTGATCAACGTTCGGACATGTCGTTGCCGATTACCCTAGACGGCGATTACGCGCTAGAACTGCTGTACGGCACCATGTATAGGGTGTGGGCAACCAAGCTGTCTTACACCATACGGCTTCCGGCTGAGTACACCGTTGTTGATGCTGGCGACGCAATCGAGTTTACAGCGGACGGCATGGTTTACCGTGCGGTAGTAACACGCAACCGTATCAACGTCGATAACACGGCAACCCTTACGCTGAACGAAACGACCGACAACAATTACCCAATTCAGGTGCCAACGCAACCAGCGGTACAGGTTCCGGATAAGATACCCCAGCCTGTGCGGACGGTGGTGCTTGACATTCCTGATACCAACCCGGCGCAAACCGGGAGCGGAACGCTAAACCTGCATGTTCTTATGGGTGCTTATGAGCCCGGCAAGTTCCGGGGTGCTGCCTTTGACATTACGCCGTCATATGACCCTACGGGTTGGGTAACCCGTGCGGCTATCGGTGTTGATCAAGAGGCATTCATTGGCCAGCTTTCCGAAACGTTGGGCTATTGGGATGAGCCCTTTGAAACCGACACGTACAACGCTATCGTGCTGGACCTTGGCACCATCCCAACGTACCGGCTGACCAATGCGACCGAGGCGGACCTAGACGCGGGGCTTAACCTGCTGGCTATTGGCGAAGGTTCCGAGGTTGAGCTTGTCCAATTCGCTGTTGCCGAGGATATCGGTGGCGGGTTGTACCGGCTTAGTCAGTTGCGGCGCGGTCGGTATGGTACGGAAGTTTTCCAAACAGAAAGGCCAATCGGTACAACCGTATCGTTCCTAGATAATGCCCAGATCGTCACGTACGAATATCTGGAATATGAGCATGATACCCAATTCCTATACCGTAGCTATTCACCAAATCAGCCTAAATGGCAGGTGGATGATTACACGATTATTCCGCAAGGCAACAGCCGCAAGCCATATGCCCCGATAAACATTGAGGCAGTACGCGAGGCGGACGGCGATATCAAGATTACGTGGACCCGGCGCACTCGTTACACCAATTCGCCCCCTTCGGACTTCAACATGCCTGACTTGCTGGACGAAAGCCAAGAGCTATACCACGTTCAGATTTTTGAGCCAATTGGCGTTGACTTCCGGACCATTGAGGTGGTCAGCGAAGAAGCGATTTACGCGCTTGCTGAGCAGTTGGTTGATGGTCGCTCGGGCAGTGAAACCGAGTTGGCCCTTACCGTGGCTCAATCAAGCGTGTTCACCGTTGGCGACGGCCTGCTTATGCCTGTGGTAATCCCGATCTATGACGAAGGGACAGCCCGCATTCGCGCACGGTTTGGCCTTGGCGGCGAAATGGCCGCTAACGTTGTGCTTGAGGTGACCCCAACGGTGTTCTTGTCGGTCGCCTTTGACGGCGGCGGGGAAATGACTGTTAACGCGATCCCGACGCCTGTACGGCTTGCTGCTGCCTTCGATGGTGGCGGTTCGCTAGAGGTGTTTGTGGGCATTACGCAGCCGGTCGCCTTCACCAGTTCGCTAGGTGGTGAAATGGTGGTCAACGTTGAAAACTCGGTTGTAACTAATGGGCTTACCAAGCTTCGCAGGACTTCGGACCAAGCCCTAGCCACGAATGCTTACACCGATATCTCTTGGCAGGCGGTCGATATTGACGACCTAGCCGCGTTTGATGCGGGAACGCCGACGCTGTTTACAGTGCCGACCGGAATGAACCTAATGCGTGTTAACGTGCAAGGCTCGGTTAGCGGTGGCGCGGTCTTTACCCTGCTGGTGAACAATACGACCGGGGTGGTTGCTGCTGGCGATATGCGTACCTTGGTCAACGAGGCTATGCATACTGTCAACACGGGTTGGATTGCGGTAACCCCCGGCGACGAATACCGCCTACAGGTGTTTGGCAGCGGCTCGGGTAGAACGTTTGGTACAACGTTCCCCGGCCCGGCGAGCATGACGATTGAATGGGCTAACGCTTACACCAGCCTACACGCATAAAGGAAAATAACATGGCCTTGATGGGACTAACGGTAATCAGGCGTACGAGTGTACAGGCTATTGTGACCGGCGCTTGGCGTACGGTGCAATGGCAGGTTGAGGATTATGATAATCTTGGGGCCGTTGATCTGGGTGTAAGCAACACACAAATCATTGTACCCACTGGTGTTGGCGTTATGCGGGCGGCGCTGCGCACGTCATGGCAAAACTCGGGAACAAGCGGGCGGTACATCAACCTGCTAAGCGCCAGCAAGAACTATCTTGGTGATATCAGGGCCGCGATCAACGAAAGCATGTCGTCAATACAAAGCGGGTGGCAAGCTACAACCCCCGCCGAGGTGCTTACGCTTGAGGTCAACAGCGGCGGCAACAGCATTGACCTTGGTAGCACCTTTGGCGGCTTCCCAACCTTGACGATTGAATGGGCCGCTAGCTTCGCTGACGTGTATTGACCGGCGCGCGGCTGGGGCCTATGGTGAGGGCTCAAGCAAGGGTGTTGCGGCGATCTAGTCCCCGGTTCCAGAAATGGCACCGGGGATTTTAGTTTTTCGGGCAAGCCGGATAAACTTAGGTAAGGTTTCCTAGCCTGATCGATGGTAAGGGTTTGTTAACCCTGTCTCGATACAAGTTTAGCGATAAAACCCGTTTAGAAGCCCGTACAGCGGTTTTCGGTGGTTTAGGCCA